TATTTGTTGTCTTGTTCCATTTATATACATCACAGTGTACAAATAACAGGTTACTATACTCTTCTAAATAAGCTGTAAATGCTTCGTCTTCTATTACAGGAACTTTATCCATACTATGTTAGTCCTCTTGGACTCACTACGCAGTACGCTTCCACATATAAACTGTTATGTAAGGTTGGTAGTTGGCATTAGTACCATCAAATGTAATACCATGCGTGTGACCTTGACCACCACCATTAGGCTCAACTCCATATCTACCACCTAGTCCACCACCACCCCAAGTAAAGTTGGGATTACCCGCATTAGGTAAGTAGTTTAATGCACCACCACCAGTATCGTATGTACCAGTATTATTATGGTCGTGTGCTGGTATTTGAGCTAGTGTCAAAGTGTGTGAATCTGTAGTACCAGAAATAGTAATATCTGCTACACCACCTGTTTCACCTAAAGTATCAAACAAAGTATTACTTGCATCAACACCAATGATTGCTTTACCAGCACCATATTCTTCCCATGTACCAAACCCTAGTAATGTAGCTGGGTTAGTTGCTACACCTGCTTGTGTATAAATAGTACCTACAGGGAACAGTGCTTGTCTTGCAGTTTCAGCAGTAGCTAATGCTACTGTTACTGCTGCTGTTACATAAGCTGTTGTAGCTAGTTGAGTATTGTCTGTAGCAGAGCTAGCTGTTGGGGCTGTAGGAGAACCTGTAAGGGCTGGACTATTGGTGTCAGCTTTACTATTAACTGCTGTTTGAATAGCACTAAATTCATCATCAATCTCCGTACCCTTTACAATCTTGTTAGCGTTACCTGTAGTCAAAGCATCTTTAGCTGCAAAGTCTGTTGTTTTTGAATAATTACTCATTTATATAATCCTACCTAGTTTTCCGTAAATATCTACTTTTTGTATACTCAAAGAACCACCATCAATTTTTGCTTCTATACCTAATTGAAAGATGCTTCCCGAACCTGATACAGATGAATCTAATCTATCTAATGATATACCTGCTTGATACTCTGCTACACTTGCTGCATTTGCTCCGTACTCTGCTGTTCCGTACTCTGATACTGGTGTATCTTTTATTGTAAATGGAAACGAGAAGTAGCTTGTTAAATAATCAAAACCAGCCTTTAAATTAAATGGTTGTGCAGTAGAACCAATAACAGTTACAGCAGCTCGTTTTAATAACTTGTTTTGATTTGGATAATTTAAATCAAAGTGGTTAGTAAAGTAACTCATAGTGTAAGCAACAGAGTTATCTGTAAATCCACCATACTCTGCTATACCATTAGCTTGTGTAACATACATTTCTTTAGTTGTTTTATCGTAAACAAAATCAGTGTGGTCTAAGTTGTTCCAAGTTGTTACTCTATAAGCACCATCTTCTAGTGGTCTACGAGTATCAAATACATAGATAGTTTTTGCTTCTGGTAAAAATATTAAATAAAACGCTTTCTCAGGAAAGTAACAAGACTTAATTAAACTAAAGTTAGACTCTCTATTTACATTACCTAAGAAAGAATCTCTTATGTTTTTAGATAGGTCATTTAACTTAGCTGACTTTTCTTGTATCGTTCTACCTAAACTTCTTAATCCTGTAGCAGATAAAAATAAAATATCTGCTCCTGTGTTTTGTATTGTATCTCTAGTAATACAACCAACACCTTCTAATACTTCTACTAATTGTAAAGTATTTACATCAAAGCTACCTTGAAAACTATCATTGTCTTTAAATATAATAATGTTGTTCTTACAAAATATAATTAAATGACCATTGTGGCTACCAAGCCCTGTAACGACATCTGAGCCTTTTGGAAGCACACCTGCTATGTTGATACTACCAGCACTCCCACTGCCCCATTTAGTACCTTCTAAGAGGTCTGAGAAGTATACAGTAGTCTTGTTAGTGGCAGTGTCTGCTGCCCATAGTCTACCATAAGCACTCATTACTATGTTTGCACTAGGTACTGTACCTGTATAATCAGCGTGTTGGTCTATGCTTTTAAACTCATCAGCAGTAGACTCGTTAGTGTAGTACAAAGGTTTGTAACCTGCTTGAAAGAAATAAGCTCTATCATTTAAGGTTACACACTGCCAGTTACCTGCTAATATAGTATCAGTTGTAGTAGGTGTTATTGTAGTAAGTGTACCAAAACCTTTTTTAAATGTAGTAGCGTTCCAAGATATAAAAGTATTAACACCAGCTACATCTAAGAAAGGGTGCATACCTAATAGGTTAATACCATCACTACCTGTTGTACGATAAAACCAACCTTCTCTTGCACCTAGTCTACCAAACTCATCAATAACACAGTTGTTTGCATCAAGAGCAAAGCTAGGGTCATTAGACAAACTAGACTCTTGAGTATTTAAACCTAAAAATGCTGGTGCTACTAGTGATGCTGTTACTAATTCTTTTGCCATATTAGTTTGTACTCACAATAAATGGTACTTCTTCAACTGTAAGGATACAAGAAACTCCTGTACCACCTGCACATGAACCTTTGATTTTATAACCAGCCTCTAGCATTACATAACCACCATTCATTTGTAATTCTATAAAGTCACCAGAGCTTAAACTCTTATCACCTAATACTGTTATCTCTGTAGAGTCAAAGTTAATAGTTACATTTACATCGCCTCTAGTAGAACCTGCACTATTAGATACAAAAATAAGAACTAACTTTGCTCTCATATTATTAGGTACTGTGTATACATCTGCTGGTGATGATGCTAGTGATTCTACAAAGACTGTTCTAGCTTTCATACCACACTAACTCCTCTGGGTGTTTGTTACCATCTAAAGTTACTGCATCTTGTAAAGCATTAGTAGCTCTAGCATAAGCACTAACAGGGTTGATACCACCATCTTCACCACGCTCTTCTACTGCCATTGCATAGGCTAATAGCTCTACTGGTTTAGTTGGTACAGTTAATGTATCAGCATCATTTACTAAATCGTCTGACCTAAGTACACAGTTAAATCTAATTGTGTATGCTTTGTCTGGTATAGGATATAGGTCTACTTGTGTATCACCATCAGGACTAACTCCGTTAAACGAATAGTAATAAGGTGAGCCTGTTGCTACATCATTACTTAAAAAGAATTTATTAAAATCGTGTGCTGCTTTATAATCTAAGAAAAAGTTATCTGTTACATTTGTTGCATCTAATACTGTTAAAGCATTTAAAGAACCATTTAGTTCATAGTTAAAAATACCACTGGTTGTAGTAGCACTTAATGTAGTTCTTAATGCACTCCAGTTCCAAGCATTTTCTACTGATTCTTTTGCATCATTAACAATTACAGCTATCAAACTAGAGTAAGAAGATTCGTTGACTGTTGATACAGTACGCTCTCTTAATCGTTTTAAAATGTTATTAACTATATCTAAGTAAGTCATATTTTGTATCCTAATTAAACCATTTAGAGAATAAAGTGCTACCAATACCACCTAATCCCATTGCTATAAATATAGCTCCAGCAAACATTCCCTTTCCTTTAGCCATTTGTTTTTCTAATTCATTTACTCGGTTAGACAGTTCACCACAAATTTTATTCATTTCACTTATTTCATTATTAAGCTGAGTAACTACTGCTACCAACTGTCCTGCTTCGTAATCTGTCATGTTAGACATAAGTATCCTTTAATCGTCTGTACTGTCATAGAATACAGTAATAATAGCTCCCTCAGTTCCTGCTGTAACAGTATAACTATCAGAGTTAATTGTTGTCATTGCAAATTTATCAAGGTTAGTTAATGAACCTAAACTACAAAATATAAAATGTCCGTTATTACCAGTAAAAGTTCTTTCTTCATTAGCTGACAGTTGTATAACATCTCCATTATAATAAATTTCTTGTGAGTTGTTATTATGTAAACAATAATACTTAGCTGTTTCAGAAACACAAATCAAAAGACAACGACCTAAACTTAAATGACTTGGATTAGTTATCATCATTCGTTCAGCAACACCATAAGTATCAACAAGTGTCATGTCTTTTGCATAAACTGTAATACTACCCTCTGTACACCAGTTAATAGAACAAAGCCTATCTGTAGGTATTCTTGGATTAAAAGTATCACTTTGTTCTACTTCAGACTCCATGACGACTAAACCTGATTCAGCATTAATATATACACTTTGTTGACTAAAACTCATTTTATTTTTCCTTATTTAATTTGCCTTAAAGAATGCAAATACACTATACACAAATGAGTTTATTTTACCACTTGTATCGGAATTAACTACACTAATTTGTGCATTTCTTGAATCTGTTGTAGTACACTCACTATATGCCATGACCGAACCCCTATTTCCTACAGTGATACTTGACTGTGTAATTGTTGCACCGCTTGAGTTACTAGTTAAAGCACTTATACTAGCTACTTGGGTTACTCCATTGCCTACCCAAATAAATACACCATCAGTAGCTACGGGGTTTGTAGTCATAGTGAGAGTTCCAGTACCACCACTAGGGGCTGCCGTACCATTTTGTATAGAAGTTTGATTAGCCCCTGTATTAGTTCCTTGGCTACCCGAAAGATCTACCATACTTTTAGCATAAGCTAGTTGGTTGGCATCTAAAGCAGTAGCGGGATCTATACCTAGTTTTGTTTTTACAGCGGCAATAGCTTCGGCTTCTGTAAACTGTCTAGGCGCTAAATATGTGTT